ATTGATCGCCTAGATCGGTGGCGTTCTGGCCCGAGCCGCCGGCGAAGGCGAGCGGGGCCACCATCTTGCCGAAGCCGCTGGGGGCCGCCGTGTTGAATGCGCTGTCGCCGAAATTGGCGGTGTAGACCGATGCCGAATCGGAGCAGATACCCACGAGCATTGCCTTGCCCGTGATCGCGATCGCCAAGCCACCCGTGCCCGCCGCTGGGTCTTTGCTCGCGCTGCCGTTCCACACGCCGCCATTGACGCGGAACCACACGAGCTTGGCGTCCATATCGACAGCAATGCCGAGCACCGAGCCGGACGTGCCGAAGTTGGAGCCGCCACCGATGATGCTGCCGTTGCTGTAGACGCTGCCCGTTGACTGGAAGCACCCGACCGCGCCGTTGTAGTCGTCGTACCCGATCTGGCCGCCATTGCCCTCGTTGTACGGAACAATACCGACGCTCGCGTTGCCCGAGTTGGTGCCCGAGACGAACGTGACTTCGCAATAGTATTTGCCCGTCGTGTAGGGCGCGCTCGAAAAGATGGCCTGCTGGCCTTGGCCGGCGGCAAACGTCACCGTCAGCTGCGTGCTATCGAGCGCGGCCACCGGCGAGCGGTGCGCCGGATCGAGCGTGACCTTTAGCGCATTGCTGTCGCCGCCCGCGCCGCCGCTCGCCCCAGCCTGCCCGCCCTTGGACGTACCGAGCCCAAGCCCAAAAAGCCCGGTGTAGTCGCCGTCGCTACCAGACAAGCCGCCCGCGCCGATCTGGTAGTTGACGGTTTGCCCCGCCACCAGCACGACGTTGGCCTGCGTGAAACGCCTAAACTCGCCCGCGCCGCCTGGACGAAGCGTACCCGCGCCATCTCCCGACCCACCCCCGCCGTACTGATCGATGGTGAAGTCAGTGGAGTCCCAATCAGCCGGCAGTACAACCGACGTGTCGTTGAGTGGGAACGCGAATGTCTTTTTGGCCAAAGCCTATCCGTGCGTTATTGCAGCGGGACAGTCATCTGCCAGTTCGGCAGGGTGGTCGTGGCGTTGAGCGCGAACGCGGTCGAATTCAGGTTCATTTCCGCGCCCGAGGTCGCGATCGCGCCGTCCAAACGCAGCACCGTGCCCGTGCTATCCACCGCGCCGCCGTCCGCGAGCGGCCCATGCTGCCGGAACCAGCCCGCCACACCGGCGGCGACATTCAGCCCGCTCCAAACCTGCGAGCTGAGCTTGGTGAGCACACCTGCCACGCTGTTGTCGAATAACAAACCGTTCTGGCCCGCGACACCGCCCGCGAGGTTGGCCGTCGTCACCGTGATGCCCGTACCGCTAGTGGCCACCACATAGCCGTTGGGCGTGGCCGCGGCCCCGAGCGACGCGTAGAGCGTCACGACGTTGCCGTTGGCGATCGCCGTGTAATCGGGCGAGCTTTTGTAGCGGTTGATCTGCGCGGCCAGATCGAGCGCGGTCTGAGTCAGCGTGCCATTGAACGGCACCGATGCGCCCAGCACATTCACGCCATTGACCGTGACCGTGTCGATTGAGCCGGTCGTGCCGCTCGAAAGCGTGAGCGAGCCCTGCGCCTGCACCTCATTGACCAGCGCGAGCGAGGACGAAGTGACCTTCGTGAGCAGCGTGCCGGTGGGCGCGGCGTCAGCGGAAGAGGGCTGCGAGCCCGAGAAAATATCGATCCAACCACCTCGCAACGCACCATCGACGCTGCCGTACTTGTTGAGATAGTTGGCCATGCCGGTGGAAAGCCGCGCAGTCATGTCGGACTCCTTAAAGATTACTCGATGCGATAAAACGGTTGGGGCCGGACAGGAACGTTGCCGCCCCCTGACCGGAGGCGGAGAACTGATACTTGGACCGGGTGAGATTATTGACCGTCAGATCAGACATGCCAACACATATTCCCTGCTGCGTGAGCCACATCGGCAAGTCACGCGCGCCCTGGCTGTTGTCGCCAAAGAGCGAGCCTTCCACATAGCTGAGCGCGCCGGGGATCGCCCCGTACTGCGTCTTCGGCACGTACTGGAATTCAGCCGGATCGCTGCCCACCAGCACGCCGCACGAGCGGTCGGTGCCGATGAAAAAGCCGCTGCTACGGCCCGCATCGCGTAGTTCCTTGTCCACGATCGGCGCGAGCATGGTGATGCGCCCATCCATCTGGATGTATTCGCGCAGATCGAATAGCTCATACGCGTAGGGGCGCGACATGTAGAGCGTGTCGTCCACGGCCACATAGAGACGGCCGCGGTAGTACGCGACGATCTGGCCGGCGGGCGGTGCCGAGAGCCCTTGCGTGGCGAGCGGCAGATTTAGCTGCACCGTGTCATCGCCATACGTAAAGAACTCGGTGCCGGCCGGCACGAGCGCGGCTAGATACAGCACCGTGCCATTAGCCGTTGTCAGATAGATCGCGCGTGTGACCGCACTGGAATCAGCCACGGGCGGAAGGGCGAACGTGATCGCGCTCGAATCGGGCAGATCGATGACCCCGGCGAGCGCCGCCGCGCCAGATTCCTGGCCATCGGCGCGTAGCTGGGTGATCGCGAACTGGTACGTTCCACCCGACATACTGCCCACTGTGGCGCTGACCATAGGCAGCACTGGCACGGGCAACCCCCAAGTCCGTACCACACCGTTGTCGAGAATCCCCCGGTCAAGTCCGTTGGAAAAATACACGCGGTCGTTGACGCGGCAGTAGCTGAGGCTTGCCCCTGACTGATCCGATAGCGGGGCGAGCGCGCGGCGGGTGTAATCAGCATTGAGTTGATAGAGGGTCTGGTTAGCGACAAACAAGCATATCTGACCCTGCGCGTCGGCCCACAGCGAGTGCATGGCACCGGGGGCCAGCTGTGTGTAGCCATCGCGCCGCGCCAAGCGGCCTGTCTTATCCAGATCGACGTTGACCGCAGCGGCTAGATCGCCCTGCGTGAAGCGCTCGGGACTGACTTCGTTGCGCAGTCCGCTAAACGCCTCATAGGCGACAACGTCCTGATCGCGTTGCTGGGTCTGGTTTTCGGCCATGTCGCCTCACCGTACCCACGTGAAGCCATTCGCACCATAGCCAATCTGCATGCCGCCGAACACCTTGCGCTTTGTCTCGCGCACGGCTGCGGCCACCGCGTCATCGAACGCTTTCTTGTGGGCATCGGACGTGGTGTTGGCACCGGCGTCAGCGTCAAACGTGCGCTGCGCACGGTACGCGGCCCACTCCAGCACGTCGAACTGATAGCTCTCGGGAATCTCCGACTCCTGATCCTTGCAGTCGGTCGTGTAGCCACACAACGGCATGCGGATCACGCGCAGCGACACGAGCGTGCCATCCTGATCGAGCGCGGGAGTGGGGTAGACCGAGAGCGTCACGCGGCTTTGCCGGTTGTACACCAACGTCTCGTCCGTAAAGAACGCGAGCGGCGGGCCGGGCGGCAGCTGCGCGGTGTACGGGTCAGCCGGATCAAACGAGAATTCGGAGAGCGTCGTTTGCGTGGCGATGATCGCGTGGCCGCTGCGCCCTAGATCGTAGAGCCCGGCGGCATTGGACCGATAGGCCGACGACATCACGGCGATCACCGACTTATGCAGCGGATAGTTCTGCACGCCCACTTTGAGCCGCACTTGTGTGACCTCGGGCGAGGTCGCATCGCGCAGCATGAGCGTCTGACGTGCAAACTTGCGCTCGGCATCGCCGATATAGCGCAGCAACGTCTCATCCGACCAGAGCGAATCGGTATCGCCCTGTATCAGATCACTGCGGTCCCGCAGGATATTGAACCGCAGTTCCGAGAGTTGCTCGCCGAGCGTCATTTAGTAGGCACCACGCGTGTTGGTGATGACACGGTACGGGAAGCGCAGACGATCGCGATAGCCGATCACGGTTTGTCCGCCATCGACGATGGGCACGGACATGACCGCATGATCGAGCACATCGAGCACACCAATGGGCACTTCGACTTCATGACCCGGTTGGATCAGGAAGCTGCGGCCATTGTGCTGAATGAACTGGCCGCCGGGCGGCACCTGCTCGTTGTCCTCCAGCAGAATCTTCACCTTACGCTCGGCGGCCTTGGCCGGCGCGGCTTTCTTGGGCTTCTCGGCCTTGATCTCGAACGTCGTATCGTCGCCGGCAAGGGCCTGCGCGGCATCGGTCAGGTTGTCGCCGAGAACGGCGTTTTGGGGCTTGGTCATTTAGTCCTCCGTCGCGGCCTGCTTGAATGCAGTCGCATATTCTTCGTCGGCTTCCGGGGGCGGAGACAACGAATCGAGGTGCTCGCCAATGAAGGCTTTGACCTCTTCAGCGGTCGTGAAGGCGTAGCTCTTCCACGGGTCGATGTATTCCGTTTTCGGCTTGCGGTTGTTCTCCATCGCCTTGGTATCGACGATTTCGACCTCGTAGCCGTTGGTCAACTTCTCGATGCGTAGAATCTGATCGCCCATCACGTCCCCTAGAAATAAAAATGCCGGGCTAAGACGGGTGACTCAGCCCGGCTAAGGCATTGGCTAACCGGGGCGACTAGCCAATTGCTTCCATAGCAAACACTTTGCTCGCGACCATCAAGCCAGCGGGCACCAGCACCGTACCATCGGCATTGACTTGCAGGCCGCCGGTGGTGGCAAGCGAAACCGCGCCGGCGTTGGTCGTGGAGATTGCGCTGCCGGCGGCCATGCCCTCATACCACTCGGCCGAGCTTCCATCGGTGAGGTTGCGCAAGCGCACGATGCGCGGCACAAAGCCGATCGTGAAAACCTGCGCGGCGGCTGTGTTGGCATCGGTCGTGAAGCGCAGCACCGCCAGATTGCAGATGCTTTCCGTGTTGGATTGCGAAACGATAGTCGTGGTCATCACATTCTCCTAAATGAGTGGATCGATGGATTAGGCGGTTGCAGAGACTTCAACCCGCGCCATCCACGCATCATTCAGGATTACTGCGGTTGTCATGCACTTCCATCCCACGGTGCCACGTTGCCCGAGAGGGTCTCCAGGCGCGGGCTTCGGGTTGACCACCATCGGGGTCAGCGAGTCCTTACCCTTAAGCGGCACGATGCCGTAGCTGTCGCGGCCGATGTAGAGGATCGGATACACGTCGGCGAGCGTGCCGCTCGTCGAGCGGTTGGCCCCCGCTGCACCACCCGAGTCAACCCACGGCGCGAACACCGTCGATTGCAGGTAACGCACCTGTTCGACCGAGCCGATCTCGTTCTCGAACGGCGTGACCGTGCCGTACTGCTTCGTGTTGATGTAGCCGGTCATGTTGCGGATGTCCGACTCCAGATCGGGGTGACACAGCGCAATGAACGCGGCTTCGATCGGCTCCGTGCGGAAGTCCGGCGTGGACTTCACCACGGACGTGATGCGACGGGCATTCTGGCGCGTGAGCGCCGTCGTCACCTTGCGTTGCAGCGCGAGCGTAATGGTCGTGTTGACGGCTGCACGGTTCGCACCGTTTGCGTACCACACGTTCACGCCTGCTTTCAGGATGTTGAAACGGATCGTCTCGATCGTCTGCGCGGCGGATTCACCGAGCGCCTCGGTCGCTTGCGCGAGCACCTGATCTTCGGCCGTATCGAGCACGACATCGGTGATCGTCAGGTAGTCGCCGTATTGCGACAGCGTGACGGTGTAATCGACGTTCGTGAGCTTCTTGCCGGACGGGGTCACACCTTCGACGAGCGGGGTGATCGCCAGCGGCGTGTTGAAGGGGTTGGCCGGGTTGCCGTCACCCGCACCGCCCGTTGCGCCCACCAGGAAGTAGCGGCGGAACTTGGCGATCTTCGTGGAGTTGGTCGGGATCGGATAGACCTGACCGAACTTCTCGATTACCAGATACGGCAAGCCGCGCTTGAGCAATTGCGTTACTGCGTATGCGGCAACCCGCGGGGAAATGTCACCGTACAGGGTAACTGCGGTCATGACTGACTCCTAAAAAGGCAGGGTGTTTATTGAGGATTCCTGACTTTGCAGTGACAGTCACAACCCGCTTGTATGGGTGTCCCGCAGTGCGAAAGTGCTACAAGCGCAACTATACGTCGTCGGCCTACTTGTTAGCAATGCTGAGCAGTATAGCCTTGAAGGGCAGCGAGATATGGCGGGAGTTCAGACTCTGCCGGCTCGCCGTGCCATTCAGCACGTCTCGCAACGCCGCTTTTTCGCCCAACGAGAGCAGCGACGCGCCGATATCGGTGTTGGTGAGCGTGGCCGAGTTCAAGCGAAGCAGGATTTTGCGCTGCTCGCCCGGCTCGATCGCGCCGTGAATCTGTGCGTTGGTAACAGACATGGTGTTCTCCGTTAGGCTTGCGAGGCGAATTCCTTGAATGCCGCGTCAAAATCGTCCGGGTCCGGCGTCGAGACGGGCTCGCTGCGGCTCGATTTGACGGACTTCAGCGCGTTGGCCGCAGCTGCGGCCTGCGGCGAGAGCGCGGGGACCGTTTTGGCCGCCACAGCGCCCTTGGTAGCAGCGGTTGCGCCTGCTGCGGGCGGGGCGGCCGGTGCCGGGGTGCCTGCCGGGGGCGTGGCAGCGGCGGCCGGCGCGGCGTAGCCCGTCTCTTTCTTGAAACGCGTGATCAGATCGGCCACATCCTTGGGCGAGCCCTGCTGGGCGACCTGTTTGTACGCGTTTTTCAGATAGTCGGGTTGTGTCTCGATCCACGCAAGCGTCGGGTCACGCACCGCATCGTAGTCGGGCACGAGTTCCACGATGTCCTGATACTGGGTGCGTGTAGACGTGCGCGAAACGCCCTGTTCGAGCGCTTCGAGCCGGGGTTGCAGCTGGGCAAAGATATGCGCAACAAGCTGGCCGTACTCCTGCCGACGTTGCAATGACTCGCCGCGAGCGACATCGGGCCACTCCTTCAGGTAGTCGTTGAGCACGGCCTGTTCGTCGTCGCTGTAGACCGGCGGCGGGGCCTCGGGCTTCTCTTCCGCTGCGGGCGGGGGTGCGGGCTCGGCGGGCTTCGCCTTCAGTTCGGCCAGCTGCGCGCTAAGCGCAGCCACCTGCGCGGCCAAGTCGGGCTCGGCGGGCTTCTCGGGCGCGGCCGGCGGCTCAGCAGGCGTCTCAGGGGTCGCCGGGGGCGTAGCAGGGGGCGTAGCGGGCGTAGCGGGCGTCTCGGGGGCCGCTGGGGGCTCCTCGCCCGGAGGCACACCCTGCGCCGCGCCGTCCGTTCCGGCGCTGGACGCAGGGGACGGGGACTCTGCCGCCTTTTCAGGCGCGGGCGGCGCGGCGGGGGGTGTCTTGTCGGACGCGTTCGGGGTTTGCAGTTCCGCAAAAGCCGATGCGAACTCGTCCTCGGGTGTGTTTGGTGTATCTGGCATGTCGGTTTTTATC